CACCAGCACCATCCTGGAGCGCGCGTTTGCGTCCGAGATGGCGTTCGTGAAGGATAACGAAATCTGGCGCGGGACCGGCGTCGGCCAGTGCCTTGGATTTGCGACGCAGAGCTACGAAGGCGCTTCGCTGCTGGTTTCAGTGCCCAAGAAATCGGCGCAGACCGCCGCCACCTTCGTCATTGAAAACGCCACGTCGATGCTGTCACGTTTGCTCGCCAGCCCCGGCGACACCATCCGCTGGTTCATCAACCGCGACACCATCGGACAACTGCCGCTGATGACCGTGGGCCAGATGCCCGTGTTCCTCCCCAACGGCAACGCTTCCGGCTCGCCGTACTTCGGCACGCTGTTTGGTTACCCGGTCGTGATTGTGGAGCAGGCCGAAACCCTCGGCACCGCGGGCGACGTGGTTCTGGCGAATATGTCCAAGTACGTGACGATTTCCCAAGGCGGGCTGCGCTCGGCTCAGTCCATGCACGTCCGTTTCATCTACGACGAAATGACGTTCAAGTGGTCCACGGATTTCAACGGGCACGCGATGGTACGCAAGCCGCTGACGCCGTTCAAGGGCAGCGCCACGCAATCGCCGTTTGTCACCGTCGAAACCCGCAGCTAACCAACTCCACCGGGCGGGCGGCGCGTAGTCGCCCGCGCATGAAACGAAAGGGAAACCAATGCGTTACGAAGAACTCCAAAATCAGCACTTCATTAAGGGACTCGATCCGGTGGCCGATGCCTTTTCCGGAACCGTCGCATCCGATGTTGTCGATGTCTCTAACCACCAGGGCGTTTTGTTCTTGGTCCACAAGGGCGTTGGCGCCACGGGAACCAGCACAATCACCGTCGAAGCCTGCGACGACGTGACCCCGAGCAATAGCACGGCGGTCCCGTTCTACTACAAGGCCATCACCAGCACCGACGTCCAGGGTGCCGTTACGGCCGCCACGTCTGCCGGTTTTGCCACCACGGCGGGCTCTTCGCAGATGTACGCCGTCCAGGTGGATGCGCAGGAACTCGCCAGCGCGGGCTACAAGTACGCCCGCCTGAAGGCTGTCGAGGTGGTTGATTCGCCCGTTCTGGGCGGCATCGCCATCGCTCTCCTCGGTCCCAAGTTTGGCGGCTCCGCAACCAATACGGCCATCGACTAACCCTCTCTTTCCTGACCGGGGCGGCTCCTCCGCTCCGCCTTTTTTCGAGCCATTCGCAGCTACCTGGAAGGCGACAACCAGGGGTACCCCGTCAAGTTGCTGATCTCCTACCGCCACTAGCTGCTTCTTTTTATGACCTCCCACGCCTACCAACTCGTCACCGCGCCAACCGAATTTGCCATCACCGATGCGCAGATGGAGGCGCACGCGCGCGCGGCCGGGCAACCGCCCGAGCAGTATCAGCCGTATGTGCGGGCGGCGCAGGCATACGTTGAGACGATCACCGGGCGCAAGCTAGTGACGCAGACCTGGAAATGGTTCCTTGACTCGTTCCCATACGGCGACCGGCTTGCCTTGCCGTTCGGCCAACTCCAAAGCGTCACCCACGTCAAATATACCGACACGGCGGGCACGCAGACGACTTTTTCGGCTGACTACTGGGAAGCATCCACCGCCCGAGATCCGGGCGTGCTGGCCCTGTCTTACAACGAATCCTGGCCATCCACAACCCTGCGCGTCCTCGACCCTATCGAAATTCAGTTTATCTGTGGGTGGACCACGGCAGCTGATGTGCCTTATGAAATTCAGGCGGCGATTCTGTTGATTGCCGCTCACCTGTACGAACACCGCGAAGATGTCGTCCTCGGCAACTCGGCCAGCGTCGAATCGAAGGCGCTGGAGCTCGGCAGCCGGGCGCTGTTGGTGAGTTGGAGGATCTGGTAATGCGCGCCGGCACCCTCCGCCACTGGCTCCTGATCGAACAGAAAAGCCTATCCGTCGATGCCAACGGCGACCGCACGGAAACATGGTCTACCTTCTCCGAGTGCTGGGGCTCCATCGAAACCAGCGGCGGGCGCGAGTTCTTCCAGGCGAAGCAAACGATTTCCGATCTCTCGCACTCCATCACCGTCCGCTTCAAGGCCGGGTACACGCCAGACATGCGCGTGAAGTTCACGGACCCGAAGAACTCGGACTCCGCCCGCTACTTCAACATCCGCGCCATCGCCAACCCGGACGAGCGAAACGAAATGCTTTCGCTCCAATGCTCTGAGGTCACAATTTGAATATCAAAATCGAAGGCATGGTCGAGCTCGCCGGGCAACTGGAGAAGCTCAAGAAAACCGCGCAAGGTGCCGAAGTGCGCGCGGCGCTACTCGACGGGGCGAACCTCATCAGCGACGCGGCCAAAGCCCGCGCACCAGTGGCACCCTATGCGACGAATTACCGGGGCCGGGCCATCGCACCGGGCGGGCTGAAAAGATCGCTTGCGGCGGCTGCTGGGCGGCAATTCAAGAACTTCCTGCAAGCCTACGCCTACACGCTCAAGCAGGCGGCACCGCACGCGCATCTGGTCGAGTTCGGCACGAAGGCCCACACGGTCACGCCACAGGATAAGAAGTTCCTCATGTTCGGCAACCTGTTCAAGCGCTTCGCAAAGAAAGTGCAGCATCCCGGCAGCCGTCCTATCCCGTTCTTCCGTGACGCCATCCGCGCGCAGCGCAACAACGTGAAGAGGCTTCTGGAATCCCGCGTCAAGGCCGCATTCGACGCGCTCGGGCGGGCGGCATGAGAATCTATCAGGCGCTATACAAGTACCTCCAGACCGTCTCAGCTATCACCGACCTGACAAGCACGCGCGTTTACGACATGCATGGCGACCAAGGCCGGATTACTGACTACCCGGTAATCATCATCGAAGCAATCGACTCCGCTCCGTTTCACTCCATCGGATCGTCCGCACCGACCGCAACACGCCGCCCGGTGGCGCTGTATTGCATGGCGCAAGGCAACCCGAAGGCCGCAGAAGACTTGGCGGATTTAGTCTATGCTAACGTCATCAACCACGCCACGGAAATCACGACGGCGGCCGGATCGCTGACGGTTCACAGCACGCACCTCAACGGGCGCCGCAATGAGTTTGAAAACGATTTAGAGACGAACGCAAAGCTCTACACCGTAGTCCTCGAATTTGACATCATCCACGCCATTTAGGCGCTGGCGAAACCAACTCACAACAACTGCCGAAACGGCAGAAGGAGCCCTATATGGCTGTAATGGTAGGCAATGCTGCCGCGCTCAAGATCAGCACGAACACAATCGGCGAGATGGACAATTGGTCCCTCGACGTTCAGACCGGACTCGAAGAGACGCAATCCTTCGGCGACACCTGGAAAGAACGCACCTCGACCATCAAGGAATGGAGCGGCAGCGGTTCCGGCCGTCTCGACACCGCCGACACCAACGGCCACGTTGCGTTGAAGACCGCCTTCCTCGCCGGTTCCACCGTGGCGATCCGCTTCTATTTGGACGGTACGAATTACTACAGCGGGAACGCCTTCGTTCAGGCGTCATTCTCCGCGCCGGAAAACGGCATCATCACCGCCTCCTACACCTTCACCGGAACCGGCGCGCTGTCCTACACCTAAGGAGCCATCATGGCCGTACTCGCAGGAAACGCAGCCGACATCTACATCGCCACCGGATCGGGCACCGCCATGACGGGGGAGGCAGTAACCTCCCTCGGCAGCGGTGTCTACCAGATCACCAACACGGCGAAACGGGCGATCAACCCAAACGCCAGCGTGACTGTGCTCGATGGCGTCTCGACCGTGCCGAAGGCCAACTATCAAATCGGCTGGGCATCGGGGAAGATCACACTCACGAATGGGTATATTGCCGGAGGAACCATCACCATCACGGGCGAGTACCTGACGCTGGCGCAGGCCGCGCAGGCCTACGAATGGTCCTACGATTCCGAAGTCATCACCGAGGAATCGCAGACCTTTGGCGACACCTGGAAGGAACGAACGCTGGTCATGAAATCGGGCACGATTTCCTTCCAGCGCTTCTACACTAACGCCTACTTCGCCAACACGAACCTCGGCAGCTACTACGTGCTCTACCTGTACACGAACCTCGCCGGAAATGATCGCTTCATGGCGGCCGGGCATATGTCGAGCGCTGGAATCACGTCGGGCGAAAACGAACTCATCAAGGAAAACGTCTCCTTTGCGCTGCATGGCGAAGTGGACTTCTCGACCACGTAATGCACTACGACAAACAGGCGCGGGCGCTAGTCGTGCCCGTGTCCGAAATTGCGCGCGTTGAACGAGACGGCGCGGAAATCGACTTCACGAACGGGTGGGTGCTCAACCTTCCCGGAACTATCACGATCACGGCAAAGGAGCCCAATGAGCAAGATCCTGGACCGCGTATTAGCGGCCGAGCTGAAGACTGAAGACCTGTTTGTTCCCCAGTGGGGCGAGACGGTGCGCGTGCGCGAGTTCAACGCGGGCGAGCGCGTGGATTTCGTGAAAGATGCCCAAGGGCAGACGCGCGTGGCGACCGTTCGCGCGGTGATCGCGTGCGTGACTGACCCGGAAAACGGCAAGCCCGTTTTCGAGCGCGCACACCAGGAC